AATCATTCCCACTCAATTATTTACGGCATGCATAACCAATTGACTGGTAACAACTTTCTGTAACATGATTTTCACCGTACCGTTTTATATACCGTCACCGGAAATCAGTACCATGAAAAATGCCATGCTATCTGGTCAAAGTGTCGTACTGTTTTTCGCAGACTCTTCCGGCTTCGGCTGCCCGGTCAGCATACTCTGCCAGTTGTCTGTTTCTCTCGAGAGATTTGCTGAACACGTCGGCAAGCAAAACTCCGGTATCTGCGGCTGACGCCCCAGCGCCGACAATGGCGTTATACTGCCTGAGCTGCTCACGAATGGCAAAGAGTTGTTGCTGCAACCGGCCAGCGCTAGCGGCAGCATCAAGAGCATCATTGCGCGCCTGGTCGATCCTCTGCTGAGCTTCACGTTCATTGGTCACTTTCTCCTGTTCGTAGTACTGACGAACTTTGTCTTCTTCGGCTTTGCGGTCTTCTTCCGCCTGAGCATACCCGGCATCGTACTGGCGACTGCCGTGTATATTCCAGGCAACCACTCCGACGATGAACAGAGCAGCAAGCATCAACACAATAAGCAGTTGTTTCCAATATGCTTTTACGAATGCCCAGATCATATAGCCAGCACCTTACTGGCAGTGACGTACCGAGCGCGCCGGTCGTCGATGCCGTTCCGGCCACCATTGATAATCAGAGTTACACGTGCAATATCACCGGTATACTTCATGCATCCTTTGCTGGCAAAGAACCACGCCGCGCTACGAGCCGCGTATTCGTCCTGTGCCAGCAGTTCAGGATTCTCCAGCAAGTCCACTTTCAAGCCGTTTCCGCAATCACGATAGTTATTCAAACCGGTAATCTGGATAAGTCCGCGGCCACGGTAATTCCAGCCATCGCCGGGGGCATTGTTCCCCATGCGTTTGCTGTACACCAGATTGGCAATCGCTCTCTGGCGCTCAGGTGGCAATGGTGGTTCGCCTGCGCGTCGCCCCAATGCGTTGGCCTGTCCCTGGGTGAGACGCCCAGCCCGAACAAAGTTAGCCAGTCCGCTGACGCTGTAGTTGAAATTCTCCTGCAACCAGGTGAAGCCTCCAGACTCATGCCCGACCTGAGCAATAAACATAGCCTGATCTTCTGGTTTGCTGATACCAAACTCTTTCATCGCAGAAGTTATATGCGAGAACCAGCGTGCGGCCAGCGCCTCGCTAATACCAGCAGCTCGCTGGAATTGTTTAATCTCCATGTTTAGACCTCGATACTTTGAAAATTTGAACGACGTTACCGCGCGTTTTAATAACCGCAGCTAGCATGACTGCGTTGATAATGACCTCAGATAAATCCACAGCCATTGGCGTACGTAACCAGATTGCATAGGCGACACGAACAGGAATACTGGCCGCAGCAACAATCAGGAAATAAGCAAGCCATCCTCCCCACCTTCGGTGTTGAGAGCCGTTACGCCGGAATGTGACAACGCGAATTGCTATGCCAGTGCAAATAACTGCATTGGTGATAAGCAAAAAAAACTCATACGTTACCATCGTCTTTTCTCCCCGGAATTAACTCGCGTGGATTATCGGAACGGTGATAGAGCCATATACCAATACGCACAGCGACAATTGCTGACACGAATGCGCCTGCAGAGAAAACAATCCCTTTTTCAAAAGAGTCCTGCGTGATGGTAGGGATCAGGCTGGCTATGCCGATAAGAATTGATGCTGCTGGTTTGTAAAAGAGAAGGCCGCAAAGAAAGCTGAGCATCGACAGGAGCACCCGGCGACGGATGTGATACTCTACCGCTGAGGTAACAAAAATTACCGCCCCAGCCAAAGCTCCCAAAGCCACCTCTGGCGGTACTCCAGCGAACACAGACATCAGCGCGCTCATGCTAAGACCCTGATTTATAGTTTCCGTGGTTAACATTTGCGCCATTATGACCACCGTTTAATGTGCATAAAGAACCCCCTTAGTTGGTGAGTACATCATACACAATAAACCATATATGGATATGTATTACCTAAGAATACCCCTACCGAAATTACCCCCTGGGTGATACAATGCTGCCGTCCATAGGAAAATGGTTCTGCATGCAGCTAATACTGGAATATAATATGGAAACTAAAAATGACTGACTCTGTTATCATATACTTGTGGGTTGGATGTTCAATTTTTATATGTGGTCTTTTATTTAGCTCTAATGTTTTTTCTTACATAGACGGGAAAGATCATGATTACTCAAGGGAGCGGAATCTTGATGGTCTAAGATATATTCTTGCATCCATGGTTGTGTTCCATCACTCAGACTATTTTATTAATTATTTTACAATAAATAAATGGACTACTCATTCTGATTTTATTTATTCAATAGGGAAATTTGGCGTAGCGATTTTCTTTTCAATTACAGCTTTTCTTTTCTGGGGAAAGATTCGTAAATCAAAAAATATTGACTGGATAAACTTATATAAAGATAGATTTTTTAGAATCGTACCGATGACATATCTTTCATCATTCATTGCTGTATCATATATTATTTTAATGTCAACAAACCACAACAATATTAGTTTGGATGATTTGTTGAAATGGTTTGACGCAAGTGTATTTGACATAAAACCTAATATAAATGGATTCAATAATTCTGTATTGGTGTTGTCTGGTGTAACATGGACAATAAAGTGGGAATGGGGATTCTACTTCTCTTTACCAATCATTTATTTTTTACGTTCCAAGCCACTTGAAGCTTCAATTGGTATTATGTTTGTTTGTATGTATTTTCTACCATCATTTACAGATGCATCATATTGGTATTATTCTGCTTTCGCCTGTGGTATCCTATCTAAGGAGTTATCATGCAGAATTTCATTATCAAAAAAAACATCTGACCTCATGCTGTTAGCATCTGTGACTATATTCGTACTGTTAAATCCATCACTTAACAGCACTAGACCGTGGATAATAGTCACAGTGTTTATGCTTTGCGTGGCTAAAGGCGCAAGCTTGTTTGGTATATTGAATATAAAGGGATTTACTCGTTTGGGGGAGTGCTCTTACAGCATTTACCTTTTACAAGGGGTTGTTTTCTATCCTTCATTTGCCTTTATTAAAGATAAATATGATATTAACAACCTAAATATCTCACTCCCAATGATAACAATTCTATTCGTAGCACTGTGTGTTTTATCATCACTTACATTTTCTTTTATTGAACGACCACTAATTAAGTACGGAAAAGGAATAAAATTATAAACTTTAGCGCATTAATCACGAAGGATGTAGTGATTAATGCGCTTTCATTTAAAATGAATCACCCCTCCATGAGCAATCAACCATGCCACCATGTATAAATTTCCACCTATATTGGTAAGATTGGTTTGGGGTAAGCTTTATACCAACACCAAGATTGGGAACTGTTTCAACAGAATTAATCCATGCTGCTGATTCAGATGTAAATCCAAAAACAACTTGCGCCGTATTTGTAAAGAAATCGTCATTACAAGTTGTTATTGCTGATGATGTCTCAGAATTATCTGCTCCATTAAAATAATACAGCTCAAAGGCTATGTAGCCGTGGTTCTTCATCCTCGTAGCAAACACGCCTCCGGAGTTTCTTGCCGCGATACCACCCTGTTTGAATGTGGTGTTACGCTCACCTTGTGCGCTCCCAGCATTGATAGTCTGGAATGGTGTGACATCGGCAGAACTGTACTTGTCATTGTACAACTGCATAGCCCCAGCCATTCTATCCGGGTAAAATGCGTACACATCTATGTCATAAGGTTTTTGTCTAGGTACAGAATTGAATTCTTTCCCTAAAGCGTACAAATCAGTATCGGTGGTCAATGTGTTGTGTGTGTTTACGATGAGTTGTGTCTCCCAGGAGAACGCCGCATACTCACCATCACCCATGTTAAAAAACTTCTTGGCGAAAGCTATCTGTTTTGCTTTGTTTTTGAAGTTGTCAGAACCTCCATTTGCGTCAGTTGTAAACAAACCAACGCAAGGTACAATTCTTGATGTGGGACATTTATACTTCAGTTCCGCCCACCCAATAACAGCCTGTCGTTTATTCCGGGCATCATCCCAGTCATCGTGATAATACGCGTCTGCAAATATAATATCGTATCCAATACCATCATAACCGCTCGGGTGTGTATTTGAATCAAACCCAAAAATACCATGTTCAGCTATGCATAATGATTTTTCTGTAAACTCTTTGAATGCAGCAATACGAACCTCTTGAGCAGCTCTGCTAACTGAATTATTTTGTGGCTCATCAAAAAGATAATACCCTATGACGCAATCTCTATCGTCCAGTTCTGAAGATGGCGTATCTGTCTGTCCGTATATTGGCCCGCCCAAAATCAAACGCAATCCTATTGCTTCCGCTGCGTTACATGCTTTTTCCATGTCTCCACCATCACGCCATGCCTGACCATAATGAATTAAAGTATTAAATCCCGCGGTTTTTATTTGTAACATATCGCAGATATCAAATACCTCATGAACATATACAGCTTTCATTAGTGAATGGTTTACAGGTATTTCACTATCAAGTTCACATGGAACGTTTGGTAGTCTTGTGTATGTAATCGTTGCTTTTCCGGTAATCCTTGCACCTTGGGGCCAGTCAAATCTTGATAATGTGGTATCACCGCTGATATGTGCAACCCCTGTTTTATCTATAGCTGCAAGAACATAAGGTTTAGCGTCCTCTCCACTACTATATATATATCCATATAAAGAAATATCAGAATTATCATAACCTGATTTATGATTGAGTTCATCCAACGTATCTTGAACAGTATCTCCTGATTTGGTACCAATCATCCCTGCGCCTGCTGGTTTAGCTAATTCGATCAATACATCAGAAGCAGAGCCAGATGGAGGAAGTACAACAATGGGGTTACCATTGTTATCGAAAGCAAGCATCTTGTTTTCACGGGAGGCAGCGTCAGGAAGTATCGGAATCTGCTCCTGAACGCGCAATGTGCACCTGAGGCTAGTACTGAGCTGTGTATCAACATAATTTTTAGTGGCTGCATCTTGAGGTCTTGAAGGATCACGTAAATTGCGGATGTAATTGTTCAAGGCATCATAATAATTAGCAACAAATGATGGCTTACGCAGAGCCAACCTGAACAAACTGCGTACCTGCTGGATCAGCATCGTTAGCTTATCAAACGCATCCTCATGCACCTCAGCAAAGAACTTCCCTTGATTGCGCAGATCAGTTTCCTGCGTAACCGGGAGTTCTCGTGATATAGAAATCTGATAACCGTTAGCCAACGCCTTCGACAGAATTACATTACCTCCACTGTACCCTCCCGCACCAGTGACTGCGTAATCAGTATCAAGAGCCAGCACGGCGATATTTTCATCAAGGTCAACTACCTGTACTACCAGGTCAGATTTCTGGAAAATCCTAAAGGTATAAGGGAACGTAGTTGTAACACCGTTACCTGTGTATTCATTGTGGTCAACTTCGGTTGAGACCGTCATGTTAAATCTCCAGATAGTCGCAGCACCCGTTGCGCCGCATATCCGGTCATTTTATTACCCTAAAAACCATATATGGATAAAAAGAATGTTAATGCGAATAAATATTACCCTATGGGTGATTTGCAAAACGTGCTGGATAGCAAACAAATTATTTGATACTGTATATTTGTACAGTTATTGCATGGAGAAGATAAGATGCAGCAGTATCACTATCCACTGGAAGACGGATTTACCGAAAGGATTCACACGCCGGGAGGCGTCAGATCACTGGTGGAGGGATCGCTCTTGATGAAATTACTCCGGGATCTCGATAAGGATGGATTTAATGTCGATGGCCCACTTGCCGAACTGACTGCACTGATTAACTACGTCACCAGCTCACAGATGTCTATGCAGGATCTGCAAACACATCTCGACTATTGTGCCGAACAATTACGAAAACAAACCAGATAAGGTTTGCAATTACCAAGTGGAGTGCTTATATTTACCTTTGAGGTAAATTTACATCGCACTCCTCTTGTGCCATAGTAATCGGGTACTGGCAAAATCCAGTGCCGGGATTGGCGTCCCGAGTTACTAAGTGGCGCATACCACGCCAGACGTGGTTTTTTTATGCGTTAAGCACAGCCATATCCGAATTATGGTGGGCTGGGCAGGGGTCCGAAAGGACGCCGGTACCACTTAGGCCGGTACGCCAACCTTGTCCAGTTCACCACCAGTAATTGGCGTTGCGGTGGTGATTAAAATCACTAAGTGGAGATAACCACCATGGCTAATGCTCAAACTGCCATCTTCAAATTTGAATCTGTTAACCCTATCCGTTCCATCATTATCGATGGCCAACCATGGTTTGTAGCCCAAGACGTTTGTAGTGCGCTGCGTATCCAAAACGTCCCCCAATCACTTGAAAAACTGGATGATGATGAAAGGTCTATGTTCAACATAGGGCATGAACATCGTGCAATTTTTGACAGCCGAGTAAAAGAGATCAACATCATCTCCGAGTCAGGCCTCTACACACTGATCCTCCGCTGCCGCGATGCGGTGACACCAGGCACTATCCCCTACCGCTTTCGTAAATGGGTTACAGGTGAGGTTCTTCCTCAGATCCGCCGCACCGGAAGTTACATTAAAAACTCGCTCCCGCAGGAAGAACGCATAAAGATGGTTGCCGACCAGGTAGCCAACGCCACGGCGTCAGCAGTAATACAGGCAATGAAGATAGAGAACAAAACCTACAGTGCCCCACTGAAGCCCGGCTACCGCAGCCTGATTCACTCGCCGTCTGGTGTTCTCGGCCTGACGGAGAACTCACTGCTGATGAATCTGCTGAACCAGTTACAGGACGACGGGCACGACGTATCGGGCGCGGCGGCGGAACTGACCACCATGTTCTGCTACATCGTCGGTGTGAGCAAATGCCTGCGTGATATCCAGACGCACGCGGAGTACATCAACGACAAAGCAGGATTCTTCTGACGGGCGGCGGCACAGGGATGTGCCTTTAAATAATTCTGTACAGATTGCAGACTGTGGGTGAATAGCGTACTATTACCTCAAGGGTAAACGGATTGGTTTCATTTTTATTAATCCGTGTAATGAACTTATGAGATATGAGGTAATGTCATGCGAAACGAAAAATTGCAGATGCGTAGAGCGCAAGCTGCCGCAAGACGTTCTTTCAATGGAAGCGTAGAGTACGTAAAAGTTACTATGACAAAAGATCACGCAAGTCGCGTATCCCGCGCTTTCTTTGATTCTCGTAACAATAAGGAAAATTATGAGTTCGTCTGCGTCGCAGAATGATAAAAATCAAATTGTCAGATATAAGGGTCGAGTATTGCATACGCAAAATTTCTCGGCCCTTTGTGCATCTGATCTTGAGCTGAAGAAAGTATCTGATGCCTTTGCCCAGTATTGGAAAACGGGATACCATCCATCTCTTGGTAAAGATGCTGCATTTGCTCGTCCGACAGAAATGCTTAAACTAAATGTCAGGCATACTCATGTCGATAACCAAGACTATATTCCAGAAGATAGTGATAAAAAACACACTGGTAAAAAATCATCTTGGGATGCATGGAAAAATATAGCGTCTGTACAAGTAAAATGCATACCAACAAGTGATTGCTTTTTAGTTTATTCGGTAAATCACAATCGTGATGCGCTGGTTATGTTTTTTGTTGACGCAGATGCTCACAACATAACTGAGCAAGAAGAGTTTAAAGAGGAAGCAATCACTATCAGTTATCAATTCTTTGAGAAAACAAAAACAGAACCAATGCCTTTAGAAGAAGATCTTTTTTCTGATAAATGGAAGGAATAGTCCGCAGCGCAGGCTTTTTTGTGGACGAAACAAAAGTCAGTGCTACACTCATTGACGCCACATTGAGGTGGCTTATAGATGGAAATTTCACAATGAAAAAAGCATTTGCTGCACTGTTCGTTTTGTTGTCTCTGGTAGCTTCAACTCAGGCCTTTGCCGGTCGTTGTCAGCACGACAGCGACACTGCTGCTGACGGCTCACGCTGTGGTGGGCGTTCTGCGGATTCCCGCCCAGGCGGCGGTGGCATTCGTTAAAAACAAGGCCGCGAAAGCGGCCTGTGACATGTCACGTCCCTTTTCTGAATGATAGCCATTCGAAAAATGATGACATTCCACCGCAGACAATAGCAAAGATGATCCCACCAAAGAAGAGAAGGCCAGCCTGCCACCACTCCCACCGCCATACATCCACAGCGCCAACCATACCAACAATCGCTCCAACAAATGGAATATAGCTCACGATGAAAGCAATGGGGGCTGCAATTATCCAGTGCAATCCCCACCATGATTCAAGCCCAGCCATAATTGCTGCCAACTGAAAAAGACCAACGACGATATAAACAATGAATCCTATCGCTTGCATGTAGTTACCTATTTACCCAGTAAAAATCAGAGGCCTCCCCTCAATAAGGCTTGCAACAAGAACTACTCCCTGCACAACAAAGATGAACCAGCAAATAGCTTGAGTCTGAGGGTTAAGAAAATATTTGTAGCGGTCAATAAATAACAGTCCACCAGAAATTATCACACTCAAAATAATTAAAAACACAACACTTCCTTATTGCGGAGTGACATCCTGAGGTCGCCACCAGTATGTCTGGTTAAACTCTTTCTTCGAACGTTGCTCCATTTTACGCAAATAGCCTGGTGAAAAATACTCCTGCATCTGGTTAAAGATCATGTGATCGAGAGCCGCCTTCAAGTACCAGAGATTCGCACCAGGCATCAAACCTTTCCCCAGCTTCACCAGATCACCACCAGTCTGCTCACTCTTCCCTTCCACAGCATTTAACGGTATGCCCTGAGCAATCTTCACTACGTCATCAACCAGACCAGCTACCGGGCCAAGCATCGACGCCAGCGCGCCGCTTCCGTACCTAGTGTGATCTGACAATAAAAAGTCACCGTAAAGGCCAAGACCACCACCTTTCAGTAGAGCACCAAGCCAAAATTTAGCAGCATCTTCTCCTGTCATCTCGCGAGGATTACGACCAGACGCAAGGTCGTTAAGTTGCTGCGACAAAGCGCCAAGAATGGTCGTACTGGCAATAAACGTCGCAATATATGCCGCACGCCCACCAGCAGACGGCATACCCATAGCGCGTGACCAGTGACGCATAACCACCGAGATAGGGAACGATTTAAACAGGAAAACACTTCTCGTTAATTCACCTTTCCATGTTCCACGCTGAATACCAGAACCGGTTATCAGTTGCTCACGTGCTCCCGGTGTAATAACAGCCATATCAACTTCTTCAGTTACGGCACCGAGCAGTTTACGCATTGCCTCAAATTTCACGCGTTCAGGCTCACCAAGATGTTTAACTGCTGAATCAGGGATACGCATAATGCTTTCCGGTGTCAGCATCGTATTATTACCGTTCCCCCAGTCCTCCTGTTGCGCCAGCTTCCATACGCTCCAGTCTGTGTCAGTAATCCCTTTGCTTTTCAGGATACGAAAATCAGAGTCATCGAGGCTACGAAGGTCTGGTGTCCGTGACACTACTTCTCCCAGGCTTCCCATCATGGTTACGCCATAGGCGCGCTTGTGCGCATCTGACCATGCTGTAAGCCCACTGGCACGCATTACCGCCGTTGCCGCCCAACGAGACACTGACGGCCCCATATTATCCATCGCCCAGCGGTTAACGCTGCCAAGTAGAGATTCCATCGCCAGACCAGCGCGGCGCGCCCGCGCAAGTTCTGTACGGTTCGTGGGGTCCATAGCTTCAAGCTGGTTGCGGAATAACTGGTTCATTGGAAGGTTGGTCACCTTCGCAGACAGATACATGGTTCCAAGATCAGAGAACGATGATAGCAACGCGGATCCGAGTCTGCTGGCAACCAGCCAGTTGCGGATATTGTCAGACCATCGCGCGATGTGCGGATTCGCTACAGGCTGTGTCTTTCCGGAAATAAAGTTGTACAGATTCTCTGTGTTGTTCGCCAGCCGCTCGACTTTACCGGTTTTACTCGGGTTAGCTGTTGCCGTTTCTGCCTTCACCTGATCAAGAAGAGAGCGAAAAACATGATCGGGGTTTGGGCCATATGTTTCCACCAGTGCAATATCTTTACTGATACCTTCCAGGTGACCGACCATGATTTCCCATAGAGAGCGATCGCCATAAAGTTGCTGATATTGCAGATAGGAATCTGCATCTTTGAAATGTATCTGTCGTGATGCATTACCACGGTTAGCACGTGCGCCGGAAATTCGCATTCCGGTATCAGTAAGCTTATTCAGCCCACCAGTAGCGATCGTGTTATAAGCCTCTCCAAGAAATGCAGACAACTCGGCATCATTCATCAGTTGTCCATCGGCTCGGATATAATATTTGCGATCCAGCTTACCTATAACATCGCTAACCCACTTATCCTTTGATACCGCCCCAACCTTTTCCATAGAATGATGTTGAGGGATCCCCCAGTTTTCGAGATAGCCAATGTCCCCACCAGCATCATTAAACCGGCGGCGCAGTAGATCTGTAACTTCTCTCCACGCTTTAGCACCTTTTCTTGCTTTAGCATTGCCAGTATTTTTCCCCCGCATTTCATATACCAGGTCACGTACGCCCGCTTCATCTTCAAACAGGCCAAAAAAGCGAGGATCAACTGCTTCAAATGCCTCCTGCAATTGACTCAATGCATAATCACGAGTGGCTTTTGTTCTGGATTCAACAGAGAGGAAATTCGATTTACCGTCTGCATTAAAAGCAATAGTACGGTTAAGAGCGCCAAGTTTCCCATCAGCCCCTTGATAGCTATTGATAAATTTATCCAATCTCTGACGTGCGGCTATAGTGAGAGCCACACGACGTTTCTTTAATGCCGCTTCTCGCTGTAATTCTTCAGATGCCAATTGTGCTGCACGATACAACCGTTCTGATTCGGAAAGTTGTCGCCACGACATCGGGTCATCACGAGCAATGGAGCGCATATTTCGATAAATGCGGTCTTCAATGTTCTGTATTTCTCGCGCCGTTAACGTGCGCTGCGCCGCCTGCTGGACCGCTTGTATACATTCCTGTCTCATTTAATTTAACCTCTCAAGAAACACGCCACAGCAACATCAAACAGGCTGGAATCCTGTATTGCCTGCTCACTTTCCCTGTTCGCTTCATCCAGTACTTCGCGCGCGCTGCGCGATTGTGGATTACCATCATCATCCAGCACGGTGATTATCATGTCAGGTGATTCAAGCAGCGAGTCTTCAGCTATGCGAAGATCAATACCTCCCGCCTGATCCGCCATCATTTTTTGTTCTGCCTGTTGCAATATTTTACCAGGCTCAAAAGGAGCTACTTCGTCTGGCGTCCTGACCTCTGCTGTTTTATAGAATGAAACAGCCTGAGCATTAAGTTCACTTTCTGCCTGCTGTCTCCGAGCCAGTTCTGCTCGAGCTTCAAAAAACTGACCGCCAGGCTCGTGCGGTGCCAACGCGTTACGGGAAAATTCCAGGCGTTCTTGTGCCTGCCGGATTCGTTGATCAATATCGCGAAGTCTGGCCTGTTTATCTGATCGAGCACGAGACAAAGCTTTACCGCTACCGGTTGGCTCTTCTGCAAGAATTTGTGCACGCTGTTCAGTGAGATTTTCAATAATTCGTTGGCTATTAGCGATTTCAGACTGGTAAACCTGTCTATCTCCACGCGGCAAAAGCTGCGCGGCCTGTTCTTCAAGCAACCGATTTTCTATAGCGCGCGCCGTTACTCCATCATCTACAGATGACAGAGCCTCATTAACTGCCTGAGACAGCAGACTCTTGCGCCCAGGAATTTCACTGAAAGATGCAGACTCAACAATGCTGGCAACGTCTACAGGTCTCCCCTGGCTAACATCAGACATAGCTTTTCGCAGAGCCTGAATGTGAGAATTGCGCGAAATCTCGTTGATCGGCACGCCGGGCGCAATATCAATTTCAGCATGATGAGCGGCATTCGCCGCCAGTGCAGCATCGATATCAACTGGTGAAAAATTTGGTGCGTTTGTAGACTCGCCGCGAGAGTTAATAAATCTGCCGACACCACCAAACGCCACCCCAAGAACAGCATCAATAGCAATTGCCTGTCGATCCAACACATCATACTGGTTAGCCATTTCGCTATAGCCACCATCACGAAGCGTTTTTGCAGTAAGCCCACGCTGTGCCATACCGAACGCAATATTTGTACCTGCGGCATAGGCAATATCTGGCGTTGCACGTACTGCTGTTGCTGCGGCGCGTCGCACTGAACTCTCACCCGTCCGCGCAAGCTGAGCCGCCACACCTTCCGCCAGCGCACCACCAGCACGTAACCCGAGGCTCATAGGGATCAGTGTTCCGGCACCAGCAGTAATGCCCTGCACTAATCCCGCTTCCTGCGCCGTCCTGAAATCAACACCCTGTGCTGTCAGCCGTTCAAACTCAGAAAAACCCTGTAGCGAAGTTACCGCCGCTGCACCTCCGACAGGACCACCGAGCGTTGTACCGACAACAGCCTGCCCGCCCATATCGAACAACCCATAAAGAACCTGCCCGGCGGTTCCGGTTGTCGCGGCATCAGGCGTCAGCCGCTTAACCTGCTGCTCTGCTAGTTTTCTCTGCTCAGCAATGTATGAAACTGAAGTGTCATTGAGCGAGGTGTTTTCGTTAACAAACTGAGCAATCGGGGATACGATTTTATCCATCCCTGCCCATAGCAACTGATCTGGCTTTGCCACCAGCCCGGAGTACAAACCAGACAATGCCGCTCCTACAGCATTGTCGAAAAAACCAACATCGCTGTTAAAGCCAGCTGGATTTGATGCTGCTTCGTCAAGCTGCTGATTCTGGTTTACTGGATTAAGGCCAAAGTAACTCATTGCGGAATATCTCCGGAGAATCTCTGACGCTTCTGTGTCAGATTAAGAACAACGGGAGAACCATCATCTTTCAGCAGATAACCAGTACCAAGTTTCACCAGGTACTGACTATCGCCGTAACTTTGCAAACCATACTGACCAGGCGGTGTTTTTATCCCGGAGCCGACAACTTGTTCATTCCAAGCCTGATTAACCTGCTTATCGAATTGCTCCGCAGACATTCCCCACGGCAAAAGGACATTCCCCATTCCGTTATAGTCATGCACGCCACCTGTAGCTACGTTAACAGCCTGTTTCCAGACATCATTGTCAATTTCGCCTGATACCACGCCTTTTTTCGCCATCACACCAGCGTAATAATCCTTTGCGATCTCGTATGCCATTGATGCCCCCTGAGCGTCACCAGCAAATGCATCCTTCACCATGTCAGAAAACTCAAGGCGAAGATCAGCATCTTTAGGCATCTGAATACCTTTCGCATCATCAGTACCTTTACGCGCCGCCGAGCCAGCAAGAATTGTCTGCGCAGCGGTTTCAGGAGACACGGAAACATCCGGATTAAACCAGTTTTTTTCTGCCAAAATACCACCTGGCTTATCCATCAGTATCCCGGCAACGGCAGCAGATGGAGCGTTGGCACTGATCTGCTGTAGTGCTGACATATACACCTGCCCACCACCAGTGCTCTGCCTGATGGTATCGAGATATACTGCCTGTTGGGAAACTGGAGCATCACGAAAGAAAACACCGATCTGATTGGCCTCGTCTTTGGAAAAGAACGTCAGTGGAGTGCCATATGACTTAGCAAGGTCACTGACCTGAGCGGCACGCAAGGCAACGCTCTGTCCAAAGTTATCCTTATTGCTCATGTCGATAGGCTTTGCCTGTCCGGAGGCAAGAGAGAACTGCACAGGATCCGACTGCCGCTGCTTTATCACCTGATTTGCAGCCGAAACAACGTTGTCATAAAGAGCTGCACGAGACGCATAACCCTCCCCTGTCTCACCAGTATCCGGACGTAATTGCTCAACATATGCGGTAATGCTGCTTGTCGGCATGTTGCGGAAAGAGCCTATATACTGTCCGGCGATCTGCGTATTTCTGAACTCGGTATATCGCAGGTTTCCTTCTCTGACGCCATAAGCTGCAATAAAATCAGCCTCACCAGGTGGATTAGGAAATTCAACGCCACGCATATACGCAGCCGTCGCATCGCGAACCTGGCTGTCAATCATCGTTTTATATTCAGCCTGCTGCTGCAGACGCAGTTGATCCGCCTGTCGCATAAAACTTGCCTGCGCCTCAGGAGATGCCGCATCGAATGCTGCATTACCGGTATAGCGTTTGGTGTTGGTTGGAATTGTTGATAAACCAAGTGCTGCACTGACACCAGCAGTTAACTGCTGATCACTGTATGGCTGACTACCGTTCTCATGATGGATAATGGCTGCACAAAGCGCCTTCATGGTATCAGGATTTGATGCATCGAGAGGCTCATCAGCAGAAACGCCAAGTTGTTCGCACACTGCTTTGATATACGACATAGTGTCATTTTTATCAGTAGGCGGTGCCCAGCGATTAATTATCTCGCTGACGGTATCGATACCCTGCCGCTGATACGACATCAGGTTACGCCCTAATGCACGAATCCCGTGCTCAGGTGTTTCGAATTTAGCAAATCGACCATCATCACCGGTCTGGCCTACCCACGGATTAGTTTTGCTGTATTCGAGATTTCCTGGGTTATTGTTGCGTATGCCACGGGCACGCTCGGAAGAGTCACTATCTGCTACAGCACGGCGAGCTCCAGCAGCAGTATCACTTAACTCGCCATTACTTTGGATGAATGCGGTCGCATTGTTTGCCGACCACTGGGACAATGCGGCATCAGCAACCTTCTCTTTAAACTCGATTTTCTTGGCCTTGATTTGCTCGTCGCTCCAGCCATGCGCAATGCCGTAATCCTCAATTTGCTGGAAAGTTTGCTTATTAGCCAATACGTATGCGGCGTTGTCGCCATACAATGCTGCGGCATTTTTACCATTGTTCAGCAGCGTCGCCTGAAACTGGCCTTCTTCGTAGGCATTTATTTGCCCTATCTCGTACCGCCCGACCTGCGTAGTGAACTGAATGCGCTGCTGCTGCGCCTGCTGCATGAAAGCATTACGAGCCTGTTCATCCGGCAGCGACATTGCCAGTTGCTCGACCTGGGCATCAAACTGCTGCGTATACTCCTGACCTTTTCCAATAGCATTTTTCCCTTTCAGGTTAAGCAAACCTGTTTCAGGGTTATTCAACAGATCGCTGCTTATCTGGCTTAAGCTAAGAGAAGCATCCTGAGCCATAGCAACATTCGCACGCTGTTTTGCCTGCGCAATAATACCTGCATATTGCTCTGCAACATCGCCAAGTACATCACCAACATTTGGTGTCTGAAACGATGAGAATCCCTGCGTCGAAATCCCTCTGCTCTGAACCTGACGGCCCGATGTTGTTGGTACAACTGGCATCTTATTATCCCCTTATCGACCGGTTGGAGTGCCAACAGCAGCAGAAATCGGCGCAGCCTTCTGAGAGAACGGGCTCCACGTTCCTCCGCCCATCTGGTATGCACCGTATGCTTTTAGTGGTGCTGTTAACAAAGTACTGGTCATCGATGATTTAGCAGCCGCCTGAGCAGCAGCCCCCTGTGCCTGAGCATTCATTCCCTGAACCTGATACCCATATGCCTCACGCTGAGCATTATTCACTGTCGTTAACGCATCAAGAGTGCCGAACTGAGCATTATCCGCAAAAACGTCAAGAGCTGTTCCGCTACTTAATTCCGCACCGGTAGCCCCCATAGTGGCCGCCACAGTGCCTGAGCGTTGACGCATTTCACGACGACGCTGATCCGCTTCAATATTCCCACGATTGATTGAATCCTGTGCCTGAGCTTCAGCAATTTCAGCATTCCGATCAGCTATGGCTGACTGGTATTTTGCCTGCTTGCTCTGGCTGTACATTGACGCGGCTGTGGATGCCACTGTGACGGCAACCAAAGCGATGGCTGGGTTACACATTATTTTCTCTCCATGTGAAATCTGTGGAAATTAAGACCAAGAGCACCATAAGGCGCGGCCTCTTCAAGCCTGAATCCAAGCCAGTGCAGCCATGCTTTGGCAACATGGTTTCGCTCGTCGACGTAGTTTTCCAGGCGCGGATAAACTGCCAGCATCTGCTGCAATACAGGGCGGCAGTGGCGAAGAAATGTCTTCTGATATTTTTCGATACGGCTGGTTCCGACCAGCCAGGGCGTACCATTGCCACCGATCATTGACGCCGGAGATACGCCAAACATGGTTACCAGTTCTCCGTTCGCAAATCCTGACCAGGCCATAGTCGCAGTGCGCAGACCAACGCGCAGCGCATCTTCGGTAGTCATCAGCGATACCGCATACAGTTCGTCAATATCAGCCTGACGAACATCCGGCAAAATCATCTGAAGATGCTCTTCGGTAGCGGGAATAATTTGAACATCGATCATCAGAATCCCCCAACAGTAAGGCGAGGAATAACGGCAAGAACAGACAGCGGCAACGGATCAAGCTGACGGATTCTTACACGTCCGTTTTTGCCCCAGTTACTGTCCAGTTTCACTTCTACTTTTCCGGTAGCGTCATCAACAGGATCATCGTAGAACTCGAATTCACGCTGTGGATATTCGTACCATTTACCGCCGGGCGTAGTCGCCCAGATGCCGCGACTGGCATTCACAACCAGAGTAACGGATGGGATCACCTGTTTTTTGTCCAGCAGCGTTTCCTGTCCGTTAATGTTGATATCCAGTGTTTCGAATTCAGCAGTTATTGGCAGGCCGATGTGCACTACAGCCCCCGGATATTCCAGCGTGACGGCACCTCCGGAAACCACTTTCTGTGGTTCCACGTTCGCATCAGAGAGAATGTTTACGGTCTGGCCTTCAAGATGAGACAGGCCTCCAAATGTCCGGCGCGCCATCTGCCAGTTCGTGGTGGCCACATTCCTGAGGGATGGCGGGACGTTCCTGTTAGCACGAACCACTACAGCGGTATTGCTGGTTACAGAAATAATGTCGCAACGTAATTCTTTTGACACTTCATCGCCAGTATCAGGATCAGTTCCGGTATAAGGGAATTGTAGTTGCGCACCGACATCACTACTGGTGAAGTACGCACCACCAGAAATACTGATTGTATATTCCACGCGGTAATCCCATTCACCAGAACCACCAGTGATGGTCATCGTTCTGTCAGACGTATTTCTTCCATCATAGCTAAGGCCAGAATCAACAAAGAAAGCATCTTCATCGCTGGTAAATAAACGGCTGGACAGCCGCTCGATGTATCTCACTGTTTGCCCGTTAACGGTTCGGTTAACGACGAAATACACCGCATCTTCATTTCCTTCGCTGATACTGCATGTGCTTTCATATTTTCCGGTACTGGACTGTGGTGCCCATGCAAAAACCTGTTGATCACGCAAATAGGTCATCACCAGTAATTTACCGTCATCACGAATGCAGAAGGCGCTGGAGTAAGGGACAATAGAGAAGCACCAGTCAACAATGCTGTGCTTCTGAAAAAGATGATTGGCAAGGATGGTCAGGTCGTTCCCCTGATAGCCGTCAACATCGAATGAGTAGGCCAGATCACGGACAACACTGCCTTTCTCCTGGACGAACAGAGCAATATTCGCCACGGCAATTGGTGGGACATTGCTCGAGCCATTTGATCCCTGAGAGCTGAATGCAAATGATGATGGGGTTAACACTTTGTTCTGGTCGCCGGTGATGACGTACTCACCTCCGGAAGTCAGCGCCACCAGCGAACCAACATCAATCAGGTGACGGATCTCATTAACCTGACGCCCGGCATAGGTGTAGATAATTCTGTCGTCATCCTGCGTAGGATTGCTTTTGCCAAAATCCTTATAATCCCCAGTACGGCTGGCCCAGATAGTCTGAGGGAACGCAGTCGATGCGGCGAAGTAAAGACGTTGTTGATAATAAACAACAGTGCCAGGATAACCATTAACACTGTTCCAGGCATATTTAGCCCATTTATAGCTGGCATTATCCTCGCCAACTACCTGCGAAGGGATATAGGAAATCACCTCGGCAGTTGCAGTAGTTCCATTTGCAGCAGTGATACGGGCAATGCCAAAACCACTGTGCAGATACTCCCACTCAATGCCAGTATCATCATCACCGGAGCCGCCCCAGCCATCCCATGATGTTCCTTCTGTATGCGAAGGGCGCAAAGTGCCTGTTTTGCCTGCTGTAACGGCGCGATAGTAGTTACTGTCTGCACGGCGAATATCGCCAATCGACGTACTCTTACTGGTTTCCCATACCGGCACTGAATCCACTGCAGGCTGTTCCAGATAGAACAATTTGCCTACCTGCTCCGCGCCAAAAATAGAGGCGCTTGCCGTTAACGTAATTGTCCCAGTGCTGGCGCTGGCATAAACCGTCACTGACTCGTCGATATTGATATCTTCAAATGGTCCGTTCTTCGTTACCACATCAACCAGTTGCCAGTTGTCATGCGCATAGCGACGCAACTCTTTCGGCGGGTATGCCGGATGAACAAGCGTAAGCACGTCTGCGCTTTGCGTGAATTTAATTCGGAACAGATCGGCTTCAGTATATGGCGTGGCAATTTCATAAATAACATTGCTGCTGTTCAGCACCAACGCACCATCTTTGATAACGCGCATGTACTGGTGTCCGAACTCCAGAGCATAGGTCTGAACCGTCGAGAACTGGAACGGGATCAGGCGGCATTTCCGATTTGGGTATTTGGCGGCACCAACAAAACGCGTACCAGGTCGATTCTCAACGCCGCCATACTGCCGCACGATAAAGTTATCGCACTTGCGCAATGCCACCTGGTACTTCGCCATGTCGATACGACCGTACAACGATGGTCCAATCTCACCACCGGCAAAGCTGGGCTGGATCCAACTGATAGCCATCAGGACAACCTCGCAATGGTAAACTCGTCAACCGGTGGCTGTGGTTCCTGTGATTCATTCTGGCTATGCGAGCCAGCACTAATAATCACGCGATTGTACATATTGAGGGCAAACGTACCGAGGTCTGCATTCCCAGTTAGCGCCATGTTAATAGCTGCCGCAAGACGCCAGGCCAACGCCTCCATAAAAATGGCATCAAACATGTTCACATCTGTAACGCGAGAGACATACTTGAGCCATGCCTGAGGCTGGTCTGTGTAGATCAACTTTCCTGTTCCGTTGGTGTCTGCACCAACTTCGTACTGAACGCGCATTGCTGCTGTTGGATTGCGTACACCAGGAAGCATAATTTCAGTAATGCGCAGACAATCGGACGGGTACTGATACGCATATTCCCAGTCAGGCGGTGGATTGCTCGTATCTGCAAGCGCCACGCGTTTGGTAGCAAAGTTCCAGTCAAAATCAGAAAGCACAGCATCACGACAGGCCTCAAAGTGCAGCGAACATTCCCCCGCTTCCTTGCTGGCTTCCGTCAGGCTGTTAATGCTGCGGCTATTGCCAATATTGGACAGCGCACGATTGCAGATCTCTACTACAGAGGCCATTACTCACCCCCATTGCCGTACAGGGTTTCAGCCGCTGATTTTTCTACATCCCCGGAAACAGGAGCGATCGCCATATCAGTGATCTGCAGATCGGCGCTGCGATTAACACCATCGTCAGTTTCTCTGGCAGACAGGCCTCGAATAACAGCCTTTGCAGTTATCATCACTTCTGTTCCGACGCCCTGAGGTTGCGCCTTCAGCTTATTCAATGTGTCGTTATTAAGAGTGATGCACAGCCCCCACGGGTATTCATCGCGAGTTCTGGTTTCTCCGCTCTCATCCTGGTAGCTGTCAGTGCCGGTTTTGAGGTTTACGAGTTCCATATACACTCCTGCAATAAAGGGGCCGAAGCCCCTTGTCTGATTCGCGAGGCTTACACGCCCAGTTCTTTACGCTTATCTGCGATCTTCTCGCGGAGCGTTTCGGCTTTGGCGTTATGGTGTGGCTTCTCGTTAAAGAGCAATTCGTACTCTTCACGGAGCTTATCCAGTTCACCATCATCTGACACATCATTGATGATTTTGGTGCTGGTTGCTGCCATAGACACCTTTCCTGCTACCTTTGCTTTTGCCTGTCTGGCTGCATCGTTAACAGGTTCCAGTGCGCTACCAGGCTCACCTTCGTATTCGATTTCTGCCCCCTCCGGCCACAGAGTGTTATGGATATGAGAGAGGCGCAGAACGCGGTATCTTGGTTTCTCACCTGACATCAATATCACCTTAACCAGTTACTTTTGAGCGGATCGGATACGGCGTATTGGCATCAACATCAAGACTGATACCCGCAGTGAATTCGCCAGCCGTTAGTGGGCCAGTTGCGACGGAGTAGTTAACACGCAGATATCGCTGAACACCGGCAGGCACCTTTGCAGAAACAACTCGTTTACCTGCTGTCAGGGTGGTCTTTGCCAGTGCACCACTATCATAAATAGTGGTCCATGAGCTGTTATCCTCACTCGTCTGCAACTGGATGTTTACAGTTGCATCACCGCTTGCCGTGGCGGCTGTGTTAACCAGCACCCAAAACTCAAGCGGGTAACCCACACCGATATCGCGACGGTTTCCGTCAATTGGACCGAGATCGATTACGTCAGTAGAAGCCGCGGTATTCGTAACCGCCTGAGCTTCGGAGAACATCAACAGTTTGTCGGTGATCATCTTCTTTCTCCATTAGTGGGTCTGTTACGACCCACAGGTTAATAACAGGCGTTACACCACGCGGGCTTCTGTTTCCAGAAGCGCATCAGTTTCACGGATTGGTACACCACGGAATGACGTCCACCACTCGCCTTCAGTCTCTTTTACGCTAATCGCCAGAGATGTTTTCTCCAGAGATTGCAGATCAAGAGCCTGGCCTACAGTGCGGTTCATGTAGAACACCGGGCGACCCATGCCACGGTTTGGAATGCGATGCAGTGCTTTAACCATCAACTTCGCAATATTTGCGGCAGAGGAAGGTTCTGAAAGATTGCTGACATCGATGTTTGCAATGCGAACAACATAACGCCAGTCACGCAGAGCAAGTCCGTTGTCCCATTTGTAATGGGTACGGTAGCCTTCGTACTTGCCGCCATTAGCATCTTCCAGTGTCACCTGGCCTTTATCTTCCATCTGGATGCCAGCCTTCTGCCCTTTCGGGAAGATGCCATGCACGGTGTTTTCGCCCCACACCACTAACCAGATTGAGGTGTTATCTGTACCCGTGCCACCAGCATCAATGATGTTCTGAGCATTACCCGCAGACAGGCTGGAATAGCGGGAGGACAGCCCCATAAACTGCTGAGGGTTAACGCTGGAATCACCATAAAACAACGTCTGCGCCATCTGCTGATTCATCGCTTCAATAAATGCGCGGTCTTCAGACAGGCGGAATTCGGCGGTATTACCGTTCAGATCAGCCAGTGACTTATCGACTTCAGCATAGGTTTCCAGCATTCCAACGGAATCGGTGACCTGCACTGTGGTTGATTTGCTTGGCTGTACACCATAGTTCAGCAAACGCCAAGTGGCTGAAGGTAAACCAGAACGAATGGTGGTTCGGTGTCCGGTAGGAAGGTTCCCTTCGACAAAAGGCATATCCTGAAGGATCGGGTTAGTTTGACCGAGAAGCTCGATAATCTTATCGACTTTCCCGTTTGGATCGACGCGCTTACCCCAGTCAGCCAGCGTTAGCGCAGTTAAGCCTTTAACAGCCATTGTCATTTCCTCTCTTATTTGCCATAGAGCACTTCGGCCGCACTACGCTGGCCTTCATTACCACCGGTGACCATGCCATCTTCAGACATCGCCTTTCCGATTTTCACGAACGTTTTGACCAGATCAGGGTGATTACCCAGCCCGGTGGTGTTCAGATATTCTTTGAGCTCAGGTGTCCCGAACTGGTCAAGCGCACGCTGTGCGGCGCTAAGGTTAGAAATCAACTTGTCGCCACCGATTTCTTTGTCAGCTTTTACATCCGCAGCCCACTGCTCGGTTGTTTTCTGCCAGGCTTCTGCCTGGCGCTGCTGAACACCTGCCAGAATCTTCGGATAAGCATCAACCAGCTTTTGCGCTTGCTCGTTGGTCAGGTTAAGTTCTCGCGCCACCGGCTCGAATTCCTTCAACGCTTCTGTATCCAGCTCTACGCCTTCGGCAGCCTGAAACTCGTACTTCTCAGGCGCACCCTCTGGTTTATTGCCGTCCTTTTTTTCATCCTGCTTATCGTTTTCAGGCTTTTTGTCATCAGCAGGTTTATCGCCATCAGCAACAGGTTGTGGCTTATCACCTTCCTGTTGTGATGGATCACCAACTGGAGCAGGGTTATCACCTGCAGGCGCTGACGGTTCTGACGCAGCCGGAGCTGCTCCACCATCGACTGGTTGCTCATTGCAAAGACGGCGATACAGCAAACGCTCAAATAAATTCATGATCACTCCTGTTCACTGGCCTCTTTGGCCATCTTCAAATACTGTTCAGGGCAATGCGCCATAACGCGCTGAAACAGTTCCAGCGCCAGATTGCGTTGCCCCTCATTAAATGCCATTGCCATAGCGTCCATCGGTGAGATAGCGGAAAACACACGGCCTTTCTCCAGCACCGACCAGACAACGCGACGCCCCTGTTCACTGCTCATGACAAAGCGAATGTCATCAATTTCACGCTGCGCCATGTCACGTTGCTTACGGGCGTTTTCTTCTTTCAGTTGATCGTCTTCGTAATCTGTCATTGTGATTGCCCACCCTGACCACTAACTGCATTCGCCATAGCTGACAAAACACTCGGATCCGAAGTTTTAGCTTCGCTTAGCGTCTTGGCACCCTGTGCCGCAGCCATCCCCATCGCCATCATTTGTTGCTGCTGTTGCTGCTGTGCCCGTTGCTGGCGAGCCTGCTCAACCTGTTCCTGCGGAACAATGACGGTTGGAGACACTCCAGACATATCAGCGAATGCATCGATCGCCTGATCAACGTTGAGTTTGTCGAGAGCTTCTGGTTTCGCTTGCGCAAGTTGACCTATGAAGTTGACCGTAGACGCCAGACTGGACAGGCCGATAGACTTCTGCGCCTGAGCCATGACGGAAATGTATTCGACCTTCAGGGGCATACCTTCCATCGCGTCAGGCGGTGGCGGCAGCATGTTTTTACGCACCATCATCGAGAAAGCGCGGTCAATGAGAGGATTAAGACATTCGTCGTTCAGACGCTCCAGAACCGGCCCCAACATTAGAAGTTTTTCTTCTTTCATTTCGATCACTGCTTCAACAGGCATCGAGCGGGTATTGATGTTCTGCAACATCATGAACAGATCGACAAAGTAGGCGCTGTTAATGATTTGGCGAGTGTCCTGAATGTCTGCTACCAGATCTGCTGTACTGGGGTTAACCAGATAAGCAGGCCTGAAACCATCCTGACCAGTAATCTGATCGATATACGTGATGTCGCCAGGAAGAAGGGATGCGCGCTGATTCTTGAGGGAAGTCGGAGCAACCATCGGCGGATTGGTGGCTTTATCAATCAACTGCGACTTACGCTTCTGGAGAAGCTGCAATGCCTTAACAGGTCCAAGCGCCAGCATACCCGGGCATGATGATCCATAAACATCTTCGCCGTTAACTTCCCAGCGCGGAGCCATAATTGGAAACTCATCGAATCCGGACTCACGCAACAACTTGTCGTTATCGCCACCAACCTCGTAATAAACCGATTTGAATGGCTTGTTCTTGCTATCCAGCTTCGATGTATCGCGGTCAATGTTCGGGTAAACCGAATGCATCACTTCAATCCACTTCTCGTAGGTGCCGCTTTCCCACATGCTTTTTACGGATTCGCTGACGTTATTTAGCCCGAACTCCTGAACAAGCTGACGAACGGTCATAGAGAACTTGCGAAAACAGGTGTCCACACTGCCACGAGGTGAGTTAGCCAGGTAGTAACTGCCTATCGGGAATGGCATTGTGCGAATGATGTCCTCGTCATCCTCCAGTACCGCCATTGCACCAGTGCTGTATGTGCCGAGGCTTCCGTATAACTGCGGAAGAGACTGGTAGAGATTCGACTTATTGAACATATCGTTCATGCGGTTCTGCACCGCCTCAAGCCACAACTTAACAGGGCCATAATCCATCATTTCAGGATCTGGCGTAGCTAGGCGAAACCACGGACGCGCGGGGCTTGTGATGCCTGACATCATGCCGCTGGCGAGAGTGCGCGCCGCCATAGTCCCGGTCGAATCAATAATGCGTGTATTGCGTCGATCGTTACGGTTGACATCAGAAGTCAGAAAGCGGGAACCACGCGGGTTGATGTAATCACTCAACTCGCGCCAGTGCGGCTCGAACGACTGACGCTCGCTTTCAAGTTGTGCGAACTGTTTGTTCAATCGCTCTTTAGTTGTTTCCGCCATTTCAATGACTCCGGTTACTGACCAAGCAGCGTTTTACCGCTGGTATTAGCGGTTGATGTGTCGCCCTGAGAACCGGTAAGCAGCGTAGAACTACGACCAGCAGCAGCGCGACGGCGACGTGTTTCTTCGTCGCGGGCATCAACAACGGCGGCATCCTGCTCCTGTGGTGCTGCCTGAACTTCTGGTGTTGCAGGCACTGATGGTGAGCTACCCATGCACATATCAATGACTCCGTACGCAATTAAATTATTACCAATTTAACCACATATGATTTATTTATCGTAGATAGTTGACATTTAACGCACGAATTATTACCTTTAAGGTAAGCAAAGAGTTCATTCCGGTTATTAACCTGACTGGCTTGTCGTTAAATTGAACAGGTGGAGTGAGCTTTTATTTTGAGCAGTACGGCGTATGGCACATGCGCCGATAGTGGTCTGGATACGTTTAAGGGGCACCCTCCCTTGCTCGGGCAAACGAACCAGGTAGCCGGAATGTGCAAGTCGAGCGGTTTTATTCCGCGCACGGGGATTCACCATCCCGGCGATTCGGTGTGACGCCTCGGAAGAGACGAGGGTACAACGATGAGAGCATTTATGGAGCCGCGACAAAGTGTGGTGCCTTAACAGGCTAAGTGCTCTCAGCGTTGTGGCATTAACTCAGTTGGACAGAGCAACCGCCTTCTAAGCGGTTTGTCGCAGGTTCGAATCCTGCATGCCACGCCAGAATCACGCCTAAGGACCGTGATGCCAGAAGTTCCAGGTGCTTGGCGGTGATGGTTTCCCTTGAAGGACTATCACCGCCCTTTTTACAGCAGGACGCCATTGCGATGACTTCATGCTGTAAACCAGTACAGCCACGGAAGGCATAACTCATTGCTTCCAGTTCGCCCGGTTCGCCGGGCATTTTTTTAAGGCGAGATTATGAACGACCAGCAAATCGAAAAAGAAATCGTTGAGAAAGGCAAAACGGTACCGCGAGTTACGCCAGACCATATCGAAGGAATTATTGCTCAGGAGGCATATTTCACAGCAGAGGATGGTGCCTTTGGCAAAGCCATAAAAGCGAAACATACTGGCGGAGAGGTAAACTACCAGCCGCACGAATCACTTTCTCTGCTGACGTTCTGCGTCCTGGTGCTGCGCAACGGCTTCACCGTCACCGGAGAGAGCGCCTGTGCAAGCCCGGAAAACTTTGATGCAGAAATTGGTCGGAAGATTGCCAGGCAGAATGCTGTAAACAAAATCTGGATGCTCGAAGGTTACTTGCTGAAGCAGAAGCTAAGCGAGCAATAACACCGTGACATGTCACAAACAGTCAGCCGATGAGCTGGCTTTGTTTTATCCTCATCAGAGGATATAAACGACATTATCCCCACCAGCGGATTAAGCATACGGGTCATAATCTGTGATGGCCTTGCCTTGCTGGTTCTGCTGCCCAGGAATTCGCAGACGCTTCGACACAGGGAAAGCAAACGTCAGCAGTAGCGCATCGCCTTTACCCGGCGAACGCCCAAGACGCTCTTTGATATCTTCCTTCGGTTCGATAACGATTTTACCGTCCACACGAACTTTGTACTCTGCCGCCGACAGGTCGTCTGCAGTTTCCAGGTCATCCAGCATGCCGCCCAGCCTCAGCCATGTCTTACATGAGTTGAACATCTCCCCACGCTTGTTAAGCATCTGCGGGTCAGTGGACGCACCGCCGAACGGAACAAGTTGCCATGTACGTCCCCAGCCATCACCGATTGACTTCAAACCGGTTCCGTAACCGAAGTCGATGAACACCGCGTCAGCCTGATACTGGTCTTCAAAGTCAGCGATACGCTTCGCCATAATCAGATCGTCGGTAGTCTTGTTGCCAGTCCACAGCACCTTACTGTGTAGCCCCTGCCGCAGGTATATCACCGCGTCATCAACGCCTGAATATGCCGGGTCAACACCGATTATCACCGGAGCATGCGCCACCTGCGCAGCGGTTACCACCCGTTTCATTGCCTCATCAGTAAGACCGGTAGGGATAAACTGCAATTCAGATGCATCAGGGAATATGCCGCGCACACGGATTTTAACGAAGTCGCTGTCTTCCCCGTAGTCATCAACCCATTTCTGCAACTGCTGTTTGTTAGTGCCTTCCACCGTTCGGCTGTCAATCTGCGCAGTTTTCCAGCGGTGTTTATATTTGCGGAAACATTCGCGGAAACGTCCGGTGTTACGTGTAGGGTTTCCGAACGCCACCCAGATAATCTCAGTGTCTTCGTCCGTAAGCGCACCCTCAGCAACTTCCCACACCAGATCCGCAATGTTCGACGCTTCATCGAATACCACGATGATGCGTTTGCGCTCGTTGTGTAGTCCGGCGAATGCCTCAGTGTTGTGCTCAGACCAAGGGATTGCGTCAGCTCGCCACCGCTTGTCGTGCCCAGGGTCATTGCTGTACATCGCGGTAGCGGTACAGGTAAACCACTCTTTCGTGATAGCAAGGTTCGACCACTTGATAATTTCCGGCCAGGTCTTCGTTCGTAGCTGGTTGTCGGTGTTGGCGGTCACCACGACCTTACAATCCTCGCAAGTGGACATGCCCCAGTTGATCAGCATTGAGATAAATGCGGATTTACCAATACCGTGACCAGAAGCGCGTGCCAGCATAAGCGGCTGATAGCGCGTCTCCGGATTCTGCAGGTGATCACGTATCTCTCGGAACGCATCAGCCTGCCACTGACGTGGGCCGGTAGCATGTGCCAGTTCAGTCCCCTCTTCCCCCCACGGGAACGCATAGAGGGCATAGCCAAGCGGATCGTGAGTGAACCCTGCAATATCTTCGATTAACTGCTCTTCAGGAGATAACGCTGCATCTGTCACTGATTACCATCCTGACGTTCTTTGAGTCGCTTCCTGGCTGCCGCTATGCGATCAGCAATTGTCACATTCACATTAACATCCAGGCGTTCTTTGAATGCGTTGACGTCGACGTGCTTACCAATCAGTTCTAGGTTCTTCACCTTGTCAGGCCATTTAATTTTTTTGAGGATTGTCTCTATCGAGTCCTCGTTCATGTTCATAATGGTCGATGACAGATCAAAGCCGCTAAGCGTAGTGCGCCATATTTTCGGCCACTCGCGGATTGGCTTAAGACTCCCATCGTCGTTGAGGATATCAATCACGTCCATCTGGTCGATCTCCACCAGGCGCATGAGAACGTAATCAGCACTGACGCGCATTCGTTTGTTGCGCTCTTCCATCAACTCGGCAATCCGTTTTTGAATGCGTTCATCGCGCATCATGACGCTGGCTTTAACTGCCGCTGTATTTGGGGAGAATCCTGCGTTAATCGCTGCCTGAGTCTGGTTTTCAGGAGTTTTGATGTATGACTGGCAATAAGCCTCCTGCATTGCTGTTAGTGGCTTAAATTGCGTTGATTTGCGTTTATAGGTTTTAGGTTCAGCAGGCATCATAACCACCGTGGTAATAGTTACCGTTGTGGTAATAGTACCATGCAAAATAAAGCCGCCATAGTTGGCGGCAGTATTCAAAGTCCATCAAATTCATCGTAAAAACTCTCGTCAAGATACCCTTCCCATTTACCGCGAATGAAAATTACATCCTCGCCGCAAGGGTGCTGACTGTCGATAACTATATCCCTCCTGGCGCAACCATACTTATGCATGAGAAATTTAACCTCTTTCGGAAAATTTGCTGAGTTATCTCTCATATCTTCAAGGTCGTAGCGTATTTTTGGCATAACACCTTCGTGACATGTCACACTATTAATTTCGTTTCATGCCAGCCTTTAGTCACCCAGCATTGTGAGTCACCATTACACGGACATGAATTAACTGGAACTCTCTCGCCGCACTTACCGCAACGTTTTCTACTGATCGATTTTATACGCCCGCGCACGCGTGCATCATCCTGGCGGATCAGTAACGCTATATACTCACAAAATTCGTAAGGCGCACGCCCGGGGCGACGCGCGGCACAGTTACGCTCAAGCATTTCAATTTCCTGAGCATCAAGCACAATTTCCAGCTTACGCACACCAGATGCAGCTTGTCTTGCTCTCTGAGCGGCTTTGCGCTCTGCTGCTGATTTAGCCATTGATATTCACCTTTATCGCGAACACCTTTACCGGTTTATCGCCGAAGTGGGGATGTGTGATTGTCTTGATTTCATATCCGTCATACGGGACATCAATTCTGCGGCTGGAGTCGTCGCGCTTCGGATATCCCTTTGTGATAATCAGGCGGTCATACTTACGGTTAACGAGGCGCTTATTCCAATAGTCATTACACAGGCGATACTCTTCCGTTTTCTCTCTGCGAATCATGGCATCGAAGTATTCACCTTTGACGGCAAGTTGCAGGTTAGCCACGACCTTCCTCCTTTGGCTTGTGAATTTGTATCGTCATGCCGCTTTGAGTGGTGACTACAATGACAGAACCAGGCTGAAGGCTGTTAAGATTGAATGCTTCGTAAAACGAATCCAATGCCAGTGCTTTTTTATTCTTTCGGTTCCACCAACGCCATCCCTTGCTACAGGCTACACTGACAATCCACTGTCCACTCCTGTAAGCCATATAAAACCAGATGAGCAAAACCTGAAGGAATGCTATCCAGTCAATAATCGTATATTTCGCGAAGGAGTCCATTACTTCATCTCCTGCGGCGGTTCTGGTAGAGGCATCCAGTACAAGGCGTTCCCTAACCACGATAAAGTGCCGTCGCTCAACTCCACGTATTCCCCTTGTACCTGTCCTGCCATATACTCGCCGTGCTTTGAATAAATTAAAATCCAATCATCTTGAGCGGGCATTCGCTCACTACAGCTTATCCAACCATCCAGAGTTACCGGATAGTTGGTTGACGTTTCCGAGATTTCCCGAAAATTATTGGTTGACGAACCCTTCTTTTCCCGAAAGTTTCCAGCCTGAAGCATGGCGGCGCTGTCTGGCGGGGCAGCATATAGCGGCACGTATATTTCCGGTTCCTTATCAGCACCGGGTTGCTCTTCCAGTGAGAATGTCTTTCCAGTAAATCGATTCATATAAAGCACGGGCTCTGCTTCCAGCGAAGCCTGAGCAACAAGGGCCAGTGCTAAATCCAACTCAATTGCCTCGAGAGAATTTTTGAATGCTGTCTGTTTTACTGCAAATTTCATCGCCTTTACATTTTCACTAACATGACTGATTAACTGCTCTTTTGTAAAAGTGGTCATCTCATTCTCCTTTGATGCGAATGCCAGCGGCACGGGAATTATTCCATCGCTTTACTTCTTCACGAATTACGTCAATGCATTCTTTCGAATCCATTAGGTAATCTTCATCAAAAAGCCTTTCCTGTTCGTTTTCTATCGCAACAATGATTGCTTCAACTAACTGAACCGCCCCGGGTTTCCTGGAG